TTATTAAAATTTAGACAGTTACAATTATGATATACGATTTCGCTCAAATGCAAAGGGATTACGCATTATGTTATGCGGACAAATCTCGAATAAAATTCATCGAAACATACCTTAGTACGTTTAATGCAATTAAGGGTAAAAAAACACAATTTCATTGTTTCCCAAGACAAAGGGCATTTCTGAAAGCCCTTTCAGAAAACAGAAATGTTGTTGCAATTAAACCTAGACAGTGTGGTATTACAACTTTATCTAGCGCATGGGTTACTGGACAATGTGTTTTTGCTTCAAAAGATGCACCTGAAACTGTTTTGTGTATTGCAAACAAACTTGAACAAGCTCAAGAAATTATTATCAAAATTCGTGATTTCTTGGAGCAAGTGCCTCGTTGGATGTGGGGTAATGATTACTTTAGTCCAGACCCAAACTCAGAAAAAAACATTAAGTCAATTTTTGAAAAAGATGCAAAAGGTGAACTAAAGCTATTCAATGGCTGTAGAATTATTGCTCGTGCATCTGGTCCTAACGCTTCTCGTGGTATCTCTGCTGTATCAGTATTGATTCTTGACGAGGCTGCGTTTATTGAAGAAGGTGTCGCTGCATTTACAACTGCTGCTGCTACAATGGCATCTAACCCAAACTCTAAGACTGTTATGGTGTCCACCCCTAATGGTAGAGACGAATTGTACTATAATACTTATAGACAAGCACTTAGCAAGGAGAATAACTTCGTTGCTGTTCAGTTCCGTTGGTATCAAGACCCACGTTTCAACAAATATCTGGTTTGGAAAAAGAAAAATGAGGATACTGGTGAATGGATGTTCGACCAAGACCCAATTATTGACGAGGAAGGTGGAATACCATATAATGAAGAAAGATGGGCAAAACTTGAGCATGAAGGCTGGAAGCCATCTGCGCCTTGGTACGATGAAATGTGTAAGCAGTTCAACAATGACTCAATGAAAATCGCCCAAGAGCTTGATGTATCGTTCATGGGTTCTGCTGACAACGTTGTTGCACCTGAGTATATTGAAATGCAAGAGAAACTTAACACAAGAGAGCCACTTGCTGATTATGCAGACCCATTGGTTGAAGAGACTTGGTTCTGGAAGAAGCCAATCGAAGGACACCGTTATATTCTTGCATGTGACCCATCAAGAGGCGTGTCTGCCGATAGAACTGCCATTGAGATAATTGATATGGATGGTAGGGATGAACATGGATTACCTATTATTGAGCAAGTTGCTGAATATGTTGGTAAAAAGCTTGGTGATGACATAGGAGCTTTATGCGTACAATATGCTACATTATATAATGATGCATTCGTTGTGGTTGACTGTACAGGTGGTCAAGGTGACGCAGCTATATTAACAATGTTACAATTGGGATATAAGAATCTTTACTATGAGGATTCAAACCAAAAGATGTATACAGTTCAAAGGTCAACTAAGAATTATGACGGATATACGGATAAGCTTCCAGGTTTCCATTTCCAAGGAAACCGTTATCCAGTACTTGCTAACTTTGCAGGTTTAGTTCGTAACAATGAATTTAAGATTCGTTCAGCTAGAGTTATCAACGAGCTAGAGACTTGGATATTCAAGGGAGAAAATGCTAGAATAGACCACCAAGATGGCGCTCACGATGATACACTTACATCATTGGCAATGGGATTATTCGTTATGCAATTTACCTTAAATAGAATACAAAACACAGTAAACAAGGATAAGTCAATCCTTAATGCATATATGATGTCAAATGCCATCAATATGAATAAACCAAGAATTAATTACGGAAATCCAATTACGCCTCAGAACGGTTTACCATTTTATAATGGGAAAAATATAAATAAAATTAACAACATACCTAATGGAAATTGTATGTGGGTGTTTGGGACAACACGCTAAATGAATTAATCTTGATATTTATATTTGAATAATTATTTTTTATAGAAAGATTAAAAATGGCTAAGAAAAGTGGAACTGTGTTTCAAGCTCTAGATAAAGCCATAACAGGTAATTGGAATCCTCAAGATACGGTTACGCCTCACATAAACACCTATGATATGAGTAACATGGGTGATGATGTGATTTATAGAACCCATGACAAAGAGGAATATCTAAGCAAAAAACTAGAGCTTCAACAGAACAAATATTTGAAGGATAGATGGATTAAGGCAAATGTCAACTTGTCTGTTACCGCATATGCTGGTTTGAACAACGTAAAGCTTATGTATCGTGATGCAGACTTGATGGATGCCTTTCCAGAGATTGGTGCTGCATTGGATATTATATCGGAAGAATCTTGTTTACACGAGAAAACTAAAATAAAATTACTTAATGGGGAAATAAAAACCATTAAAGAACTTTATGATAGTAATTACAAAAATTTTTGGGTTTATTCGGTAGATTCAAATGGTAAGTGCAAACCATCAAAAATTGATAGGGTTGCTGTTAATGGTAAAAAATTAATTTATGAAATAGGACTTGATGATGGAAGTATAATAAAATGTACTAATAATCATCAATGGTTGCTTTCAAATAATGAATGGAAACGAACAGACGAGTTAATTGAAGGTGAATCTTTAATGTCCATATATGATAAATTAGATTATAAAGGATATGAGAAAATAAAATCTACATCTGAAAATAAATTTACACATACTCATAGAATTGTTGCAGAAAATTTATTACATGATGAAAAAGAAAAACTTTCTGAAATAAATCATCCATTCCAAAAAATAGTAATTCATCATAAATCATTTGATAAATTAAATAATGACCCAAATGAATTAGTTTATATGTTTTGGAATGACCATCAAAAACTGCATACAGATTTAAATAGTGATAGATGGAATAATGATGTTTTTGCTAATAAAATGAAAAAAATATTTAGCGAAACTAATAGAAGATTATGGAAAGAGAGTAGTAGAAAAGATTTAAGGGAAAAGTTATCGAAAGCACAACAAAAAAGAATTGCTAAATTCAGTGATTCTGAAAGAGTTGAGTATTTTGGTAGAAAAGGAGAAAAAAATGGTATGTATGGGGTTCACAGATTTGGTGAATTAAACCCTAATTATGATATTAATAAAAACCATATTAAAGATATTGACATTAATGAATATGTAAATTATATTATTAATTGTGATAAATTTCCTACTAGGAAAAAATTATGCGAAAATTTTAATTTAACCAAAAATGATGTCATTATTTTAAATAAAAAAATATGTGAAAAGTATTCCATTAAAAATGCTTCTTCTATTGTGTATCTTTTAAAACCTAATTTCAGAATTTCAGATATTAAGAAATGTATTATAGACAATCCTAAGTTATTACAAAACCAAATAGCTAAAAAATTAGGCATAGCATATTACAATATATCTAAAGCGATAGAGATTGGAGGCTACAATTCATTTGAAGAATTAAAAGAACATGCTACAAATCATATAGTAAGGTATATTAAAAAGACTAATGAAATATCTACTGTGTATGATTTAGTTAACTCTTCTTGTAATAATTGTTTTGCGGTTAAATGTAATGAAGGGCATATTATATCGCATAATTGTATTACGAATGACAAGGGTATGATTGTAAACGTTTATTCAAAGTCTGATAGAATCAAGAGCATCCTTGAAGACCTATTCGTAAACAGATTGAACATTCAATTGACTGGTCAGATGATTATCCGTGCTATGTGTAAGTATGGTAATCAGTTTATGTTATTGGATGTAGATAATAAGAATGGTGTTAAAGGATGGAAACAGATGCCAGTATTCAATATGGAAAGAATTGAGAATGGTATTCAGAATCCTTATGGGGCTGGTGCTTCAATTGCTGTTAATGGAATTACAAAAGATAATGCCGACATGAGCACACAGTTCATTTGGCTTGATGATAACAATTCACAAATACCTTTCCGTGATTGGCAGATTGCGCATTTCAGGCTACTTACAAACTCATTATATTTACCTTACGGAGTTAGTTATCTTAATGCAGCACGTAGGCATTGGCGTATGCTTTCTCTTATGGAAGATATGATGCTTATCTATCGTTTGGAACGTTCAATTGAAAGACGTGTATATAAGATATTCGTTGGAGCTATTGACGATGCAGACGTACAAGCTTACGTTGAGAGAATAGCAAACGAGTTTAAGAGAACTCCAATAGTTGACCCAATGACAGGTCAGATTGACCTTCGTAAGAATATATTATCAGTTGACCAAGATATTTTCATACCAGTTCGTGACGAAAATGCTCCAACTCCTATTGATACATTGTCTGCTGCACAGAACATGACTGCATTGGATGACATCAAGTTTGTACAGAATAAGGTGTTGACAGCATTGAGAATACCTAAGTCATTCCTTAACTTTGAGGAAGCTGCTGGTGAAGGTAAAAACCTTGCACTTATGGATATTCGTTTCACAAGAACTGTAAACAGAATTCAGCAAGCATTTTTGATGGAATTGACTAAGGTTGCATCAATTCACTTGTTCCTATTGGGATTTAATGACGAGTTAAATAACTTTACATTGTCAATGAATAATCCATCAACACAAGCTGAAGGATTGGAGATTGAGAATATGCAGAAGAAGATTGACGCAGTTAGGGATGCAGTTAGTGACCCAGGTAATGGTCTTCCAGTTATGTCTCAAACTCGTGCTTTGAAACAGATTATGAAATGGTCAGAGAAAGAGATTAAGGAGAACCTTGAAGAGATACGTCTTGAAAAGGGTATCGCTGCTGAACTTGAGAAAACAACCCAAATCATCAAGAAGACTGGTATATTCGATACAGTTGATAGAATATACGGTGAACCAGGTGCCGAGTACATGGATGACCAGCAAGGTCAAGGCGGCATGGGTGCTGATGGAGGAATGGGAGGCGGTGGCGCTGCACCACCTCCACCACCTATGGGTGGAGAAGGTGATATGGGTGGAGACCTTAGTGGTTTAGGAGCACCTGGTGATGATGGCAGTGGTGGAGACATTGCTGGAGCCGAAGGTTCAATGCCAACCGCAGATATGGGTACAGACCCTAACGCACCAATGGAATCAATCAATAGAAATAAGCCATTGATTAATGAACAGAAGAATGTTTTTGATGAATATATGAAAATGTTAAACGAGCACTCTCTTAAGCCTCAAGAAGCTGCTTATAAACGTGCAGATATATATGACAGTGAATCATTATTGATTAATGAGGAATTCGATAAGATGATAAAGGCTTTAAATAAATTTGTTGTGAATGATTAATAAAAAGCGTGGCTAATGTCACGCTTTTTATTTGACAATGATATTTATAAGAAATAATGTTTTAATGAAAAAATATATACTAGAATATTACGCAGGTGACCCAGATACGATGTCAGAATATGATGATACTACAGACAAATATATTAGGTCTTGGTATTATGACAGTTCTCCTGGAATTTCTTTTGGCTGGTTTCAAACATCATTAGATGGTGGAAAGGAATTTGTAGCTGGTGAAGATATTTGTCATTATGACCTAACACAAGAAATTGGGCGTAAGATTTTAGGTAAAGCAGTAAATTGTCAAGACTTTGAGGACGATGATATTGAAAGTGTAGGACATGCAATTAACAACACATCTGCATTTAAGGGAAGAACATTTGATGTTCCGAAGGTTATTACCACATGGCACAAGGTTTCTTCAGAAAAACTATACGAAATTGTTGAGAAGCTTGGTGGCATAGAGAAGTTCCAAAACTATGAATATGTTTTTCCTAAAGAATATCCTTACGGTGGAAATGAGGAAGCTGAAGCAGGACACATGAATGTTATTGATTATATTAACTCACATGACAAATATGTTTGCGCTGGTGACATGAAAAGAATGGAAATGGACATTAAGGGTTCATACTCATTCCCAGAATGGATGGTTGATATTGTGAGGGAATACAATGCGCCTAATACAAAATTGGCTGACAAAACAGCTAAGTTGGGTAATATGACAATAGCACAATATAATTCATTAATACATCAAGAAGAGAAAGAACCTAAAGATACAATAAAAGAAAATAATATGAAGGAAAATAAATATCAGAAAGAGTTTTCAAACTACATTGAGATTATGAATGAGGCTCTTAAAAGAAACGATTTCAAGGCATACGATGTGGCAAAAAGTATGTTGGAGGAAACAATTGAAGATAGCAAACAAGAGAAAGCTTTGCTAGCTGAAATGGATACCAACAATTTCGGCATCCTAAACCATATTTTTGAGCAGCAGCTACCAACTCTTATCAAGAACAATAAAAAGGCTGTCAGAGACGTTATAAAGACTATTAAAGAGGATAAAAACTTGCTAGGGCAGTTTAATTTCTATAACGTAGTTAAGAATCAGTACAAGGGGGATACTGCAAACTTGGTTGAAGCAAAAGAAGCTTTGGAGAAACTAGCAGAGATTTCTGTTAAAGGTATTGACCAGAAGACTGTTAAGGAATCAAACAATAAACTTAGAAAGGTTATGCTTGAAAATAACGTAGTTCCAACTGAGTTTATTGATGAAGAGAATAAGCAGTTGTATGAATCAGGCCATGTTATTCTTACACGTAAAAAGACTACTGCAAACATGATACCTCTTATCGAGAGCTATCATAATGTGTGTCAGTATATGGAGAATCACAAGAATGATGCTGTAAAGGAGAGTAAGAATCCAGATGAATTGATAAGAGAATTTGAGGAAAAGTTGAAGAACAATCTTAATGAATCTGAGATTTCATTCGTTCAGCAGATTACTGATTTCAGAACCCCAATTGCAGAGCAGAGAAAAGAAAAACTCTTCAATAAATTCAAGAATGAGTGCCTTGAAAAGATTAATTCAATGCTGAAAGAAGACGCTGAGAATTCTGGTTTAATTGATTTAAGCAAACAGATAAATGAAATGACATTCGATAAGAATAACATCGTAAAAGACATTGCAAAATTGCTTGAAATAAGAGATATATTAATGGATGATTAATTCTTATGAAAGATATTATAACCGAAGTGATAAATGATTATCTAAATAGTAAGTGCATGGTAAATGAGAATTTCTATTGGGGAGAGAATGATGCAAGGTTAATGAAAAATTGCAAACAAACTCTTACAGACGTTTATAACCGTATCTTGGGAAACGGTTTGAGTAAAAACGTGTATGTTGTTCAACAGCTTGGGGATATAATTAATAGACTCGACAAGTTGGTAAAGTAATCAAAAGGGCTGAGATTTATTTCTCAGCCTTTTCTATTTTCTTGCCACACATAGGACAATATTTTATTTCACCAATGACATCACCAAAAATTGAATGTTTTCCTAGGTAAACTAACTGTCCATAATCATTCATAAACACTTTTTGACCTTCTCTACCTATTGTAGAATTTCCTTTACAAAACTTGCACATATGTTAATTGATATAATATTTAGTAAATGCAAATATACGAAAAATAATCAGCACAACCAAATATATTAAGATTTTTTAATGATATTTATATAAAATGTAATTTAATAAATATGTTAGTGCAACCAAAACCATATATGGATAAACTCAAACTCAGACACCATGCTTTTGGTACTGAGCGTAGAAGGAATATGTCAAAGATGATATTGGAAAAGGGTACACCATTCCCAAAACCAATTGAATATTCTGACATAGACGAAAGTATGTTCAAATGGGTAGAAGACCATATACAAATTGTTTACGATGGTAAAAAACTACCAACATACAAGCTATATAGTACACAGAGACTTAGTGAATATCTTCAAGAATGGGACAAGCAAGACGAAACTGGCAATCCTATAATTAATTTCCTAACGGTTACTCGTGACAACAATCCGCAGAAAGGAGAGAGTCAAGGAAATTATTTCAATATTCCTGGCCACAAGGATTTTGCTATGTGGTATGTACCAGTATTACAAGAGAATGGTACTGAGGCATTTGACAAATACACAATGAAACAGCCATTTCAAGTTAACTTCACATACTCTGTTTCAATCATTGCAAACAAGATGGAAATCATAAATGAAGTGAATGAGTTGATGCATTATGAGTTCAGTGCAATAGACTGTTACATTTCACCTAATGACCATCCAATGTCTATGACGCTTGAGGATGTATCTGATAATTCTGAATACGCAATTGATGACCGTAAGTATTATTCACAGACTTATAAAATAAAGGTTAGGGGATATATCATTAGAAAAGAGGATTATAAAGTTGAGAGAATACCTTCAAGGGTTCTATTGCCTTGGCGTGATTCTGACGCAACTGGTATCATTCATCGTAGGGGTAAGAATAGAAGGGAAGAAGATAAAGTAGTATTTATGACTTTCAAACCTGAAGAAGAACAGAAATTTAAGATTGATTCATTGAAGAGTGATGATGTGAATTGCCCTATACCAGATATGCTTCCAACAGAAAAACCTTCAGAGATATATGAGGTAAGTGATGATGCTGATGACTGTTGTGTTCCAAAACTAGATAGATATTATAACAAGATTATGAAAGTTATAATGAATTTTGACTGTGTTCTTGAATTGGAATTTGAAATTGATAAAAACATGGTATTAGATTCAATAGAAACAAAAAATGTGTTTGATTTCAAACTGTTGGTGAACGGTGAGTTAATGAATTTGGAAAATGATATAAAATTCATTAATGGCGATAATATAATGGTTAGAATCAGTAGGGATGACATCGAAAAAGCATCTGAGGTAACGTTGGTTGGATATGACCCAGAGGTGGTAGTTGATAGCGTACTGCCAGAGGTGGCAATTGATGAACCAATTGATGAAGAACATATTTTGATTAACCCTAGCGAAGAAAACGAAAATGAATGATATTTATTTAGAAAATACGCATAGAATATGAATAAAAAACTTATAAGATTAACAGAACAAGACCTTCATAGAATAGTGAAAAAGTCAGTGAATAAAACAATAAATGAAATCTACCAAAAAGAATTTGAACCGATTTATTACCAAGTAGAACAAGCATATTATTCTTTAGATAAGGCATGTGCAACGGCAAAAAAAATGTATGGAGAAGATATAATTGTTGATAAACTAAACTCTGCTCTTGACGAACTAAGTTATATTTATCACATTTGTAGGCAAAGGCAAGAAATTGGCGATTAATAACGAATTAATATGTATTATGATATGAATATAATTAATGAAATAGGTGATACTGTCAGAGGGCAAGAAATGTTGGGTAGAACCGCAGAAAGAGCATATCAGCGTGCTAATAGAACAAGTGGTGCTGACAAGAACAGATATATGAAAACATATAATGATGCATATAGAACTGGTGGTAAATCAGCTAATAAACATCTTGGTGGTAGTAGAGAACACTTTGATAATGGTAGGGATTATGAGTACGAGAAATGGGCAGACGAACATAATGGTAATGTAACAGAATCAAAGACAATGAATAAGAAACTTATAAGGCTAACAGAATCAGACCTTCATAAGATTGTGAAAGAATCTGTTAAAAGGATATTAAGAGAAGGAAGAGGGCAGTTAGGTGGTCTTGTGAATACAGCCACAGAAAAATTTAATGAGCTCTATATGGCGCATAAAGATGCTTGTATTTCTCATATCAATGCAGTAAAAGAAAGTGGTGAGTTTAATGATTTAGAAACTCGTTTGGCTTGGGATTTTGCACGTGCAACTCGTTATCAAGATTGGATGCCAAAGGATGAACAAGGATACCCAGTTGGTAATGATGCTCAAAAATCAACACTGTTTAAACAAGCATTACGCAACTCTGCTATTGAATATTAAGCAGCAATCAGACCACTTCTTAACAAGTCCAATGGACTTGTCGAACATATGGGCGAATCTTTCTGATTCGCCCATTTTTATTTTATACCGCCTATTGATTTTTAACAAAAAATTGTTATATTTTATATGTACTAAACAATATAACAAATGAAGCGTTTAAATAAGGAATATAAATTAGATGTGTGCAATCATATTGTGGTTAAATATGGTAGTGTAAACAAGGATAACCCACAAGTGGTTTACGTCAGTGGAAGGTGTTGGGTATCTCCACAGATTAAAATGGATTATGATAATGTAATATCAAATATTGAAAAAGAAATGAGGAAAAATATAAAGATATTTCTCATGGATGGAATAAATTTTGATAAAAAGTTTATATTGGATTTTGACCTCAATACAGATAATTTTGGGATTGGTGATAAAAAGTTTCTATCATTTGACTTTTATCTGAGGCAGAACGAAGCCAACAAAAAGTCTCTTAAAGACCTAAAGAATATACTCAATGGAAGGATAAGTACTGTTGTTAACAACCTAGTATATCTTTTTAAGGAAAATGATTTTACTATTGAGAAACGAAAGTAAGTCATCTTGATATTTATTATAAAACTATAGTAATATGAAAAAGATTATAAGATTGACAGAATCTGACTTACATAGAATAATAGAAAGGTCAGTTAGCAAGATATTGAAAGAAGGCGTATTGGGAAACGATTGGCATCAAGACGAAGACGATGTGTTGAATAACTATGAGCCATTTGAAGACCAGATTAATAGATATGAAGCTGAAAACGAATTCAGAAATCAACATGACTGGGGTGCTCAAGGTGAAGAGGACATTGACCCAACGCATTATGACCAACATAGTGATGTGATTGGTTGGAACGATGATGAACCAGAAGGATATGAGGAAGACCCTGATTGGTATAGGGATGATGTGAATCCTATTAATGATAGTCCGTCAGACGGTGACTTATATCGTGGTATGTGGTAAAAATAAAAGTAATAATATAGAAGATGGCACAAATAAAAATCAAAGATGAAATCTGTGATGTCCCTGTTTATATGGCAGTCAAAGATGGTAAACTCTACAACAACAACACTAAGCGGTTTGAGGGTGTTGACGGTGACATTGCAGTTGTAACTGAATATGGTAAAGAAAAGCGATATACAGTGAAACAATACACTGATTATCAGATAATACCAAATTATGAAGGAAACACAAAAATCCTGTCAGCGCAAGAACTTCGTGATGGAAGAACAATTCTGAATTACATTCACATCACAGAAGTTCAAGTAGTTTAACAAAAATTAACGGAGATTGTATCACAGTCTCCTTTTTTATTGAAAGTTTAGCGAGAAGGTCCTCCTTTATGTAAATTGCTATATTATTACCAAAATAAAAGCGAGACTTAAATTGGTCTCGCTTTTTTGTTATGAATTAAGAATTCAAAATATTTTTAATTTTATTTATTTTCTCATTTAAAGATGGTTTTAAAATATTGGTTTCATTATTTTCAACATATTGTTGAAGCTCCTCTGGTTTACCAATATAGGCCCCTGGGGTTGATGGACTTGAAACTACGTCCCAACAGATTAATTCAAAGTCATCGCCTACAATATATTGTCCTAACTTTTGCTCAACAGAACCTACACCCCTTGATGACACACCAATTTTATATCCATTAATCAGAAGATTAGCAACCTCATCACCCCTACTAGAAACAATACCTTGTTTTCTAAACCCCTCAGTTGTATTAATCTCCATTTTACCTACTAAGGTTGCGCCTTCCCAATGTAATTCAATAATATTATGTGAGACTCTAGAAAGGTCAATCGTACTTTCTGCTGGATGGTTACAGTTTTTCGTCCAATGAGGTTTTCCATTTGACATCACATACCATATGTGGTTAGGTACTTCTACGCACATTACTTTTCCGTTGTAATGTTCTTTTTCGATTGATAGAAAACGTTTGTCTAAATATATTCCTTTAGTCAATGAACGTAATGAAAAATGTAATGGCTTACAGTTTTTACTTTCAATAAGTCTATCGCCAATCATTCTGTCATTATTTCTTTCTTCAACATGATAATTTCCACTATAGCCTATTTTAAGTTGTATTTCATTTAAATCTAATACTAATTGTTTTGATACACTAAAAATATCATCAGTTAAAGTATATTTACTTCTTTTATCCCCTCTAATTCTACCATCACCAAGAACGAACCAATCATATAGTATTCTTAAGTTTTCTTTTGATTGATTTTTAATATTTGTTGGGATATGTTTGGTATAACAATCTCCAAGTTCAGAAACATATCTATTAAGTCTTGGGTCACATATTCTAAAGGTTTTTTTATTGTCTTTAGACACATTAACAGTATATCCTAAATCAAGTTCAATAAGCATGTCTTCAATCATTTCGCTTATTGTTTCTTTTTTTTGGTATATGTTTACGTCATTATTAGTTTTTCTATAATCCCCTTCTGATAAATAGATTCCAAGAAACTTCATAAATGTTGACATTGGTATCTTTTTATCTTCAATGCAGTCTGGATGATTTTTACTTGTTTTTTCACTAGGATGGTCTATTCCTTTTAGAATAAAGAATTCGTCACCGATTTCTTGCCAATTTCCTTGTTTTGGGATATAATAATGGGATAAGTTATCAGTATTGTAAATTTCTTCTGCTGTTTTAAATCCATTAAATTTATTGTTTCTATCATATAAAGGAAACCCATGATTAGGGGTAACAATATCATCTATATTTCTTCCAGTTAAATGATACATATCCCCATTATAATCATATTCAATTTTTCTTTCTATTTTTTGTTTTTCAATACATTTGGTATCTGGGTTTAGAGTTAAAACAATGTCATTCTCTTTAACTTCTTCTAATGTTTTCCAACCATTTTCAGTAAGTATCATTGCATCTGGTTTATAACATTCCCCTAAAGCCATTCTTTCTTGAATCATTTTTTGGTATTTTTCAACTTCTCTTTTTAAAATACCTTCTGGATATATTCTACCGTTTGCATTTTTTATGCCATATTTTTGGAAGATTGCATCCACCACAAATGGGTAAGGAACATACCACTCTTCACCCCCAATGTTTTCTTTTATTTGTTTGTTTCTAGAAGTATTTAATGATATATATCCGTCATTCTCTATTAGAATTCCATGCCCTGTTTTTCCTTCTTTTATTACCTCTAATTCTTTCTTTTCCATATTCATATGCAAAGATATATTTTTTATTTTTAATTAACAAATTAAATTTAATATAAATATTTGGTACAATATAAATATTTATATAATACCAATGCATATTTACAAGTACATAAAAAGTACTGAAACATTATTATTTTAGTGGAATTGACGTAATTTTTTTGTATTTGTGTTATATTTATATTTAAAATAATGTATTAAATTTATTTTCTAAATGAATAAAAATATTAGAAGCAAAGTAGTGAAAGAATCTTTATTGGATTACAATGCACTCGCTAATTCTTTGAAGGAAAATACTGAGAGTGCGGTCAAAACTCTTTTAGATGAGGCTGTACGTGATACATATGCCAAGTTATTGTCTGAGGACGATGACAAGGACTACGAAGAAGAGGAAGTGGAAGATACTAGTTCTGATATTACAAATGATGCTGACTCAGTAGATACCTCTACGGATGGCGTAGAGGACGCTGACACTGGTAAGGAAGCAGATGAGCCAACTGACGATGCAGTAATTGATGGTGGTGATGACACTAGCATTGATGATGCAAGCGTAGATGGAGACGAATCAAGCGAAGATGGTGACGGATGGGCAGAGTTTGACAAATATAAAATATCAG